TAGGTTTGCTGATGTCCCATCGAGAAAGAGAAGCCAACTGTTTTTAATCTGGTATCAATTGAGGTGCCACCATACGGCTTGCCAGTCATCGGGTTTGAAAAATAGTGGCTGTAATGGACACCATCAATTTCAATCACATCAAGAAAAGGGATCACTTGCCAGCCTTGGCCAGCGTAGTTCAGGTGATCAGTTGAAAGAACACCTGACAAGGTTGCATCATTCTGAACAGCCCGGTTGATCCTGTGTTCATGGTTCCCCAGAGTCATCACCATCTGCGGCTTCCATTGTTTGACTTTACGCTTCACCCTTTGCTTGTTGTATTTCTTAATTGGAGCCATCAGAATCTTCATTGCAGCATTGGCAGCGCTGATGTCTTTCAGATACCTTCTTCCTTCAAATGATTTTTTGCCTTTGTCATAAGATGACAGGGATTCCATATCAGCAAAATCGCCAATACAAACAATTACATCAGGTTGGACCGATACAATATAGCGCCCAATCCAATCAAGGTGATCAGTTGGTGTTTCTGGTGTCACTTGCATATCTGGTATGAATAAATGCCTTCTGCCTTTCTTCATGCTTGACCAATCCTTTTTAAGTGATAGTTGATTTGCTGTTTCCATTCTGTTGTCATGTCAATCAAATCTTGCTTGCTGTACTTGGTGACTCTGTTGCGATCAATCATCAAATCAACTTGTTCACGGCCATACATATCAACCATATATAAAGTGTAAGATGCCTCAGCATTGCCATATCGCATCCTGAAACCATTGCAAGCGGCGCATTGTGGGTGAACATTTTCTTCAATCAAAGCCCATTCATTTGTTCCGCCTTTGCCCTTGGCTATGAAATGCCCGCCTTGCATCCCTTCATTCCATTGCCTTGTGACCCCACAGGTTACACAACTGCAAAACCCTTGATCATCTGCTGCTTTGAGCCTGACAAGCTTTTGAAGCGTATTCAGCGCGTTTGTTCTTGGTGTTGTCTTTGACATTACAAGTCATCCCTTGATGGAAATTCTGTGATTGTGAAGTTCATCCGGGCAAGAAAGAAAGCTTGAAGGGCTGAATAGATTTTATCAACTTCTGAGGTGGTCAGTTCAGAGGTGCTGTTCTTTTGTACCAATGCCCTTTGCATAATGCGCCAAAGGTTCTTGGTTGAATCCCTATCCCAACAGGCATGGGAACCATCTTTAAGCTTTTCAAAAATAAGCTTCTGTGTCAGCCCTTCCGCATTGAGTTCCATAGCCAGCCAATCAAAGAACAAGTGAAGTGCGGCGTTTTGCGCCGTAGATCTGGGCTTTTTAACTTTGGACAATGGTTCAATTGTTATCTGATAACCACCATCAGGAAAAGCACCCTTCAGTTCTTCCAAGTGTAGCAGCTTGCCAATCTCACTTGGCCCTGTCATCACTATCTGTTTTTTATGCTTGATCACTAATAATCCCCTAGTAAGGATAAGTTAAAGACCATTCATCTTCAATGATTGCGCGTATATGTTCACGCACAAGCTTTCCAAGTTGGGTGTTATCATTTGAGTTCAACGCTTCTAGCATTTGTTCAAAGGCTTCTGAATCAGATTCAATGGCATAGGCAACACCATCACCAATGGCATCAGCTAAGGTTTCACGATCATTGACGAAATCAAGATAATTCATTTACATACCACTTTTTTAATTTGCTGTTTTAAGGGTTTCTTTTGATTGTTTTATTCTTTCACTAGCTATCTTAAAATAATCTTCATCAAGTTCAATGCCGATAAAGTTGCGCCCAGTATTAACGCAAGCTACACCAGTTGAACCTGAACCCATCGTAAAATCGAGAACCGTTTCTTTTTCGTTCGTGTAGGTTTTTATTAAGTATTCCATAAGGGCTACTGGTTTTTGGGTTGGGTGCCAACCTGTTTGTCTATTTATTTTTTGTATGCTTCTTGGGTATCTCGTTCCGCTGTTTTTTGTTTGTATTTTTTTTACCTTCCCTGTAACTTCTCCGCTGTCACCTTTGCCGCTAGTGTATGGTTTTCCTTTAGTCATTTGTGGATTGTATGTAGGCTGCTTGTTGCAAAACAAAATTACATCTTCGTGCACTTTCATTGGTTGCTTTTTCGCCATCATAAAATTAACACCTTGCTCTTTTTCCCATACCCACTGACAGCTAAACATCTTTAAGTTGCTATAAACCAAAATACTAGTAAACGGCTGGCTTGCCGTCATAACAATGGCTCCGTTATGCTTAATGATCCGCTTTAACTGCTCCCACATTGGCTCTAGTGGAATGATTGAATCCCATTTGCAAGCGGTTGTTCCATATGGCGGATCTGTCAATATCATATCAACACTACCATCAGGGATTTCTTTCATACGTTCGAGGCAATCACCTTGCATTAGATTAATCATAGATTTTACCCGCGCTTGAATCATTTACAAAATCAATATAATTCATTGCTCTTTTTCCTGTATTCTTTTTTGAGCTATCTTAAAATAATCTTCATCAAGTTCAATGCCGATAAAGTTGCGGTTGGTATTGACACAAGCTACACCAGTTGAACCTGAACCCATCGTGAAATCAAGAACCGTTTCTCTTTCGTTAGTGTAGGTTTTAATCAGGTATTCCATAAGGGCTACTGGTTTTTGGGTTGGGTGTATATTATTTCCAAATATATTTTTTTCTTTTATTTTATTTCTTGGGTAGTTAGTAAATGCAGAGGTTACAAAATCTTTCTCTTTTCCAAACACGCTGCTTCTTTCATTTTTTGACACAGTTATTTTTTTTTGCTTTGCTGGTATTAAGCCTTGTGGGTTGTATAAGCACTGATTTTTATAAAAAACAACCACATCTTCAAAGGTGCGCATTGGTTGCTTTTTTGCGTTTAAATGACCAGATGGCTTAGACTTTTGCCACTTCCAATCATACTTATAAATCTTAAGATTACTTGTTCTGAGTAAACTACTAAAAGGCTCAGATGCAAACAATACAATTGCACCATTTTTTTTTATGATCCTTAACAATTGCTCCCACATTAAATCAATTGGGATAATAACATCCCACTTGCAAGCGGTTGTTCCATATGGCGGATCTGTCAATATCATATCAACTGAACCATCAGGGATTTCTTTCATACGTTCAAGGCAATCACCTTGCATTAGATTAATCATAGATTTTACCCGGTCGCGTATCATTTACTTTGTTTGGGTTTCTGCTTAGATAGTCAATTAGCCAAGGGCCACCATCAATCCCAACAGTTGAATACTCAGATGACTTGATACCTTTACGCTTCAGCCAATGCCTATCACGGCGGTTCAAGCTCATGTTACCTTTCTGGTTTAGTTTTGTTTTCTTCATTAAAATGGTGATCCTAAAAAGATGCGATCATAAATTTCTGCTTCTGGTTCAAGGTATCGTTCTGAATAAGTTTCTGAATCAGGCTTGATGCCATCAACGAAATCTTCAAAGGCAATACAAGCAAAACCATTGGCACAGATCTTTACTTTGGGACAGTTGAGAATTTCACAGGGGGATTTTGTATCACCCGCGATTTCAATAAGTCTTTCGGGGGTGACGATGGCGCTCACTTTTTCTTATTCCTTTTGATTTTTTTAATCCTGCTTGCTCTCAAAAACACATTTAGTGCTTGCCTTGAATTTTTTACATCAACTGGTGACAAGTCATCAATTGATATTTTATTCTTTATAAAGATTTGAACAATATCCATGCGCCTTGCATAAAGTTCATTTGTAGCAATGTCCCAATGCTCATATTGAATATCTTCAGCAATCAACAAAGCATTCAAGAATTCAATATCGCGGCCAAAGGTTTTATGCAGATCTTTAAGATCAATCATGTCTCACCTACAATGTCGCGCTCAAGCATCAGATTAAAAATGTTCAATCTTTGCTCATACATCTGGATGGTTGCAAGATCACGATCACCACGATTAATAAACTTGGCTTTGTACAAATCATTAACGCGATCAATTGCATCACCAAGATCATCATGCAACTTGATCAATTGCTTGTCGTATTTACTCAAATCATCATTCATTTTAAAGCCCCACTATTAAGTTTTGAAAGAGTAATACAAAAGCATAAGCGGCGCAAATAATAGCGGCCAATTGTATAATGTCATCAGTGTTCATTATAAACGCCCATCCATGATAGCTGTGAAAATGATCAAGGTGGGTATTGCCACCAAGAAAAAGCAAAAAAGTTCTTCATCATAATCCATCATAAAGAACCTAAAAATTGATCAAAGCCCCAAGCATAAACGCTGATGATAATAATGGCAAAAATAATTGCTTGAATGTTTTCTGCTTTGGCTGACATTCTTTTTTTCATGTGATTTGATCCTGTTGTTTGGTTGATGTTTTAACAATAGACCAAATATTAAATAATGCTTTGCTT